CGGTCCACCACTTTCATTTTTTCGGTAATGGAAGCGGTATCGTCAGCCATGACAATCGTCAAAAGCTGATTGATATGTCTTTCTAACTCAGGGTTAAGCCCTTTATCTTTTTTCTTGCTCATCTGCAACCCCATCTACGTCTAGCTGCTTTTCCACGTTCTCCAGACCAACTCTTAGACCTGGCGCAAAAAGACTTGTGACGTGGACCAGACTTCTGAGGCGCTTTCAAATTGCTTCCTGTGGCACGGTTGTATTTAGCCCTGCCTTTAGCGGTGAGACCACCACCAGCTGCAACAGACTGCTTCTCACCCCTGCCAACAGATAGATTAGGTTTTTTGTCGCTCATCTTTTTGACTTCCTTTTTCCTGGCTTTTTGGACTTACGAGCCGTTGACAAAGCGATAGCAATAATTTGCTTCCTGGGGCGACCACCCTCTTTTGTGAGCTTGCTAATGTTTTCTGAAATGACTTCACGGCTTTTACCTTTCTTGAGTGGCATCTTTATTCTCCTTGCGTTTACGTTGACCAACAACTGAAGAAACTACGGCAGGAGCAGCAATCGAAGTACCTTCTGTCACGGGCTGAGTTAATTTACGCTGTAGAGCACGAGCAGACTGGCTTCTTAATCCTAGTCCAGTTGCTCCCATGCCTAAACCAGTGCCTAATGCGGATTTCAAAACATCTGCTCCAGGTGTAGTGCGTGAACCAGATTGCTCCCACATGGCTTTTAATTGCATTTCTCGACCAATTTCACCTAATTTATCAATATCTTTTTCACTACGTCTAACAACACCTCTGTCTGTTCTAAGCATATTTCCTAGCCTATCTAAGCTAATATTGCCTTGATGAATACCGCCTTGCTTGTACAAGTCTTCTAAGATAATGGTATTTCTATATTGCGGTCTTAATTCACTTAGCTTTTCAGCTACATTGGGATGATTCCTAGCTACAGATTCGTCAACAGAATCAACCAAGTTATAAATTTCTCTTGCATTTGTCGCTGACGTGCTTCTAGCCTTTTGAGTCAATGCGTTTCTTAATCTTTGCAAAGCCTCTCCATCAATACTAAACGTGCTAGGTTGAGCACCACGTCTTGTCGCTAATGCTTGGTAATTTCTAAGAATGTCATCTGCAACTTGCTTAACAGGAGAAATACCTACCGCAGTTGGTAATTGAGATTCCATGTCGCTAATTTGTTTAATAGCATCTATGGCAGATTTGTCTATATTAAAAGTTTTACCTTTATATATAGCATCAAAATCACCACCCAAATCTTTCAATCTGTCACCAATAAACTTGGAATCAATTTCGCTAACTTCTTTTCCAGTTCCTTTGGAAGCTAATTTGTTTGCTAAAGTTTGATTTTTTTCGGCAGCAAAAGTAGCTCCTTTAGACGCAATAGGTTCTTCTGCCCGTACTTGCGCTGGAGACAATTTAAATCCTAGTTTCTCTGCTTCTTTAGCAATAGCTTCTCCAGTTTGAGTAGGCATACCTAACAATGATTTTGCTCCACTTCTAACCAACCCAGGAATACTTCCCAGTCCACTAAGACCTAATCCTGCACCCATTTCAACTAACTCTTGAGTTTGCGGAGACGCACCTTGTTGTGCAGATAAAGCTCTAGCTCCCTCTGCTCCAGCTCCTACAGCTCCAGCTCCTGCCGTAGCCTTTGTTAAAGCACCTAAACTTTTAGGAATTAAAGTCTCAGCAAGTTGAGCAGCGTAAGGTGCAAAACGAGTTCCTGCCGATGCAGCTTTTAATCCTCCTGCAACCAATCCACCCGCAGGAACGGCTGAAGCATACATAGCAGCCTTTTCCAAAAACTTTGGCTCTCCAGCCAACTCTCCTTTTAATGGAACAGTTCGGTCTGAACCAGTAGGTATTTTTGACTCAGGTTTATCCCAAGAAAAATCTGATGTTTGTTTTGTTTCGGGTTTATCCCAATCAAAGTCAGCCATTATGGTTCTACTCCAAAATGTCTAATAAAGTTTTGCCGAGAAGATTCGCTAGACCGACCTCTTTCTCTATCGGCTTCCGTAGGAATTGGTTTTTCTGCGTTTGCTTCTTTGGGTGATTGCGTTGGCGTTTCTGCTGCACTTTGAAAGTTAGAGGCCATGTCTTCAAGAACTCCATAAGTGAGTTTTTGAGGACTTTTTTGAGTTGCCCCTGCAGCAATTTCATGCGACATATCGTCAAGCAATCTAACGGCAGATGCTGGGTTAAATTGATTTTGAGACAACAAATCGTTAAAACGTTTTTGGAAAGCAACAGTAAATCCTCGGCTTCCACCCGCTAATGCTTGCTCGTAACGAGTCAACATAGAAGCATATTTTTTTGAAAACAACAGAGCTTCTTGGTCTGCTTCAGGAACTTTTGATTCATCTATAGGAGCACCTTCTCCTTTTAAAGATTTTAAGTATCTATCTGTAAATTGTTGTATTTGTCCTTGCCTTCCAACCAAGTTTGGTTTGTTTAATATGTCATTACGCAAAGAATTTAACTCTGCCATTGACGATACAACTTTTGATATATCTTTTCTGTCATTTGCAGAAGAAATATTTATTCCTTTTGATAACAAATATTCTTGCAAATCATCAGATGTTTTTAATGCTTTAGACTCAAATTTTCTTGTTTCTAATGCTAAACGCTCACGACCTTGACGCTCTACTTCTCTATCGTGAGCACGTCTTTCTGCTCGGTCTTCTTCTGCACGCTTTTCTGCTTTTAGCTTTTCATTGATTTGCCAAGCCTTTTCAGACAACTCATAGGTTGCTGCAACACCCATCTTGTCCAAATACTCACCCATTTGTTTTGCTTGATGATTAGCAATAGCCTGTCTAGCTTGCGCCAATCCTAGTTCTTTATTGACAGAAGCAGTCTCGGCAGCACGTTTAAGCTCGTCTCTCAAACCTTCTACGGCTTTACTAAGAGCTTTTTGATTTTCGTCAAAGATGTCTTTTTGTTTCTTGTAAATGTCTTGCTGGCCTTTTTGATAACCTTCTAGCATACCGTTTTGGGCAGATAAAGCAGCTTGAGCAGAACCTTTAGCGCCACCACCAATTAAGAAACCAAGAATGTTAGTCATGGCAAAAATAGTGCCTAAGTCTCCAGCAGTCTGTTGCGTAGGAATAAAAGGCTTGCCTAACTCGTCAACAGTCTTTTCGTACTTTTCTTTTAACTCTTTAGGCTCACGTTCTTCTGCAAATTTCTTTGTAGTTTCTGCTTCAGCCTTAGCCAATTCTTGTTGACCATAAGCCTTTTCTTTCTTTTCGGCAGCCTCAACTTCGCCTTTAGCTTGTGCTGATTTAAGAACGTTTTGAGCAAATGGGTCTTTTATGCCCATGATGTCGGATAGTGTTTCAGCCATGTCTACCCCTTATGATTGTTGAACTGTTGTTGTGGTTTGCGTTTGACCAGGCAAGCCAACAGCTCCTGCAACCGTTCTAGCAATGTTTTGAGCATAGCTAGAGGTAAGTTGATTGATGTATTGGTCAGCTTGAATGCCCGTCTGAATAGCACCTTGAGCAATCTTATCGCCAACGCCTTGCAACTGAATACCCATGTTCATTTGGTTAGCCAATAAACTTTGTGTTAATGTGGCAATTTGGTTAGCTGCTTGCGCTGCGCCAACACCACCTCTAGCCTCAGCACCTTGGGCTAATTGAGCACGTGCAGCCTGTAAAGTTTGTTGGTTAGCAGGAGTGAGTTGACCTTGTTGAGCCAACTGTTGTAATTGCTGACCCTGTTGTTGATAAGGCGCAGCCATAGACTGTAATTGTTCTTTAGCTTTAGCAGCATCTTGTTGAGCTTTACGTACCGCATTAGCTCCCAAAGCTGCTTGTACACCGCCAATACCAAGGGCAGCCAACGTTTTTGGTTGACCTAGAGCTTCTAAAGTTTTGTCGTAGAACGATTTATCAGTTGGAGCTGTTGGAGAGACTGCTGCAGCGCCAACGTCAGTAGAACTTGGTGGAGCATTAAAACTGTACGCTGGTTGTATAGCAGGAGCAGCTGTTGCAGATGGCGTAGCGGGTAATGAACCTAATGCAGGAGCTTGCAAAGAGCTAGGCAACGCCAAACTTTCGTTGTAACTAGGTATTCTTAAAGAATCAGATGACGCAGGAGGATTAGCTCCAGTGTTAGCACTAAAACTATATGGTGATGTGTCAGATGTTGCGGGTGACGGTGTTGACGCAACAGGTGCTTGTCCCTGTGCACTTGTTGGGTCTGTATAGTATGTTGAACCTGTCTGCGCTGGGGCAGTAACAGGAGCAGCTTCACTAACAGGTTGCATACCTTGTACGCTAGTAGGTTCTGAATAATAAGTTTCTTCATAGGAAGGAATACCCTCTGGAGTAATGCGTCCAGAACCACCACGACTCTTTAAAAGCGCAGCTTCTTCCTCGCTAATGAAAGCTAGTTTGTGACCTGGAGGGGCTTTTGCTTGCAACAATTTGGCAATCTGGCGAACATCACTGCCCATGCCTGTAAGTTTTTTAATTGCGCTCATACGTTTAAGCCTTCCTTCAAAGATGAATATTTATCGCCCCATGCCAACTCTGGTGCTTTACCCGTGCTAGGGTCTAACTCAGTACCACCAGGTGAACCTCCTGTTGTAGAAGACGTTGTGCCTGTTGTACCGCCAGAAGACTCTATTCCAGTTGTACTTGCTCCTATAGCACCTAATCCTGTTGACTTAGGAGCTAAAGCAGTACCGAGTCCAAATCCAAAGACGGATTGCAAAGCAGACTGAGCTTGCGGAGACAGACCTGGAGTTGTCTGTGGCGTAGACGTTAGTGTATCTGTTGGTGTGGCTTGAGTAAATCCATAATCAACCCCGCCAGGCGTAAATACAGTAGGGGATAAGGTGTATTGCAATCCTGGGGCTTGTGGCGCACCAGGTTCTACAGTCTCACCCGTTAAAACGCTAGAAGGTAATTTTAATCCTTCCGTGCTTGTAGGCGCATTTTCGAATTGGCTAACTTGTGGCAACGCATTTGTAGGTACGGTCAATCCTGTGCCTGACATAGGTCCAGGCGAGGTTAGAGCAGACACTTCTTGAGCACCTAGTGCAGCACCTCCAGAAACCACTCCTCCCGTTAGCGCCCCTTTCCCAATATCTTGTCCTGTAAGCGCAGCTCTTGTTGCTCCTCCTGCTGCACCACCCGCAGCAGAGGCTACAGGGCTTGTACTACCCGCAGCTGCGCCTTCTATAGGCGTTGTAACAGGCGCAACTAAACTAGCCACTTCAGAGCCTACTCCAGCACTGGCAGCAGCCGTTGCTATCTGGTTTACATTACCACCGTTAGCAGCCTCTACCGCAGCAGCAGACACGGCAGCAGTTGCAGGAGCACCGATAGTGCTTGATAGAGCAGCGCCTTCTGGACCAAGTGCGTAGGTTAACGCTACTGTTTCTATGACGGGTAAAGGATTGTCAATAATGGCTTGACCAACGTCACCAATAGCATTGACTGCTTTTGTTACGTCATTGCCTAAACTTTGTACTGCGTTACTCATTAGACCTCCACCACGACAGACATCTGACCACCAGGCATAGGTTGCAACTTGTACTGCAAACCAGCCATCTTGAGAACTCTCTCTATTTGTGGGTTAGCCATGTGAAATCTTCCTTGATGGAACTTTGCAACTTTCATAGCTTTAGCAAATTCTTTTACGTCTTTGACCAACTCTTGTGGCGTAGCAGCCGTATCCATCGCAACGTCAGCAACTCCATTACCTTTGTTGTAATAGGAGAAAAGAGTGTTTCCTGACCGCATAACTCTAAATTTAGGGTCAGTCTGGACAAGATGAGACATCGCACCGTGTACCTTTTTAGGGTCTTGACCGCTACGAGCCAGGCTTTTTGCCAGAATATCTTGTGTGCTCATCTTAGCCATTACACGACTCCTAACGCTTGTGCTATCTGCTGGTGAATATCTTGGTGTACACCCAGCCAATCATAAAAATCATCTTCAACGTTAAAGTCAGCGTCTAGCAACTGAAACGGGTTGTTGAGCCTCAGAATAGACGCTAATGACTCGTGCATCTGGTTGTGGATAAGTAGCCAGTCGTCAATGTTAGACGGGTCTATTTCTTCTATAGGGTAAAAAGGAGTAACAATCCCACGACTGTTGAGTGTTTGATAGAACAGTTCGTGTTGCAAATAGTTTTCAAACGCAAGCCTACCGAGACCTTGGACATCCCCAAATTCTACGTAGGCTAAGTCGTCTTGATTGATAGATTTACCCTGCCTTATCTGCTTTGTTATCTAGCTTGTTGAAAATCTGTTTACAAATATCTTTAATCTCGTCAATATCTCTGTGATAGTCTTCTTTTGTCACATAACTACGTTGAGTTTCACGAACATCGTTATCCAATCTTTCTATCGTCTTTGTGATGTTGTTCAGCACCCATCCTGCAAGGAATCCTGCAACTGTGACCGCAATATCAAATAATTGTTGTAACTCCATGTTAGACAGCGTAGTAAGGTACTTTTACGACAGTGCCATTTAAATCAAAAAGCATATATCCTTGCGGAACAAGCGGGATACTAGCCGTAGACATAGTGGCATTAGCGTTAGTCGTAGCAGTGTGGTTGATTGTTTGTACGTTTTGTGTACCAGCGTTAATTGTTACGTTACCGCTTGTAATTGTTACGTTAGAAAGAGTTAAGTTGCCAACACTAGACGTTGTTGAACCTAATGTTATTGTTGCGTTTCCTAAAGTAGCTGTTGAATTAGACAAATAGCTATTTGGAAATGTTGCACCTAATGCGTTAATAGTAATGGTGTTGTTACCATTTAACGTCATCGCATCTATTGTTGCGTTATTTCCTACAAAGTGAACAGCATTATTAGTAATAGTACCAATAACTAAATCTACGTTACCAGAATAAGCGTAAACAACATTCGAGTTATAAAACCTTCCAGTTCCAGAATAGGTGCTAGATGTAATTCCAAAATCACCGTAGGCAGTACCAGTATCATTGACAACCGTAAAGTCAGTAGATGCTTGATTACCGTTGCTTAGGTTTTGTACAACTATTTGTATATAGCTATTATCACTTGCTGCATAGGAAGCAATAACGCCCGTGTCTGAATAAGATAAGTTTCCATAAGAAAATACGCCAACGTTTGAATTTAGAAAAATATTTCCTGTGCCAACAAAAGAATTAGCTGTTGTTACATTATCAAAAACAGAACCACTACTAATTATTACATTGTTAAGAGTAAGATTAGATAAAGTTGTAGTAGTGCTACTGGCGTTAATAGTCGTGTTTCCCAGGATAAATGGAAAACCTCCGCTACCTCCTCCTCCACCACTTACAGTCTTTAACATGATATAATCCTTGTAATACTTTAGTACTAATCGCCATCGCCTGGGGTAATGTACAACGTTGCTGTACTTGTTACGCAATTAGCTGAAAAATAAGCATTAGGCATAAACGTGATAATTTCGTCTGTGCCTGGCAATAATGGCAAACAATTATTCTGAGTAGATGTAGGTACAACTGCTCCTGATTGAGCAGCCGTACTGTTAGCACCATATCCCAAGATAACAGTAACAGTACCGCTATTGATAATTCTGTATTGATTGCCGCCAAGCGTACTAGACGGAACTTGTACGGCACTAGACGCAGTAGTTGTCGCAGAAATGACTACCGTGTTACCACAAGGAGAAAATGGTGCTGATACTGACATTATGCTACCTTCACAATAATGGTTGTTACGTTTCCAGCAACAGATATGACTTTACCAACTGATTGCATATATTGTTGTAGTGTCATTGCAGATTCTGATACTGCTTGACCGCCAATAGAACCGTCTTGGTTTGCGACTGGAACAATATATTGACCAGCAGTTGCTCCTGTTACATTAACTGGAACTCTACCGCTAAATGCAATTCGGTCAACTGCTTGTCTTGCAGTTTCATTTGTAGTTGCTAATTGCGTTTCATAAGCAGTTAAAGCAGTTTGATAATTAGCTTCTGCCACTGCCCAATCAGCATCAGATTCATTTTCTCCTCTTGTTGGAGCAGTAGGTTTGGTTAAGCCAAGAGCCTCTGCGCTACCCCATACATCTCCACCTACATAAGATGGATTAGTTGATTTAACTACAAAACTTATAGCGTTTGCAAATACATTGGTTAATTTACCGTTTACATCAATACCACAAATATCACCTTTGTTAATAGTGAAATTATTCGCTTTAGTCATGTATTCAGCGTAGTCAGCTCCTGATGCGTTAAATGTACCACCCGCATTTATTGACCTACCGTTTGTTGTTTTTCCTAATTTAAATGAAGCATTTGCAGAATTTGCGGAATCTTGACCATACCCAGACCAATACATTGTTCCCCAGTTACCACCTAAAGCAAGAATTGCAGTACCCTCTGAGCTTGCTGAAGTTGCTAAAGTATGTGTTGTTCCATTTGTATAATATTTTGGATTTCCATCCCCATCTGATAGAACAATATAGTTACTAGATGTACGAATGTCTAAACCACCATAATTTCCGTTATAGCCTCCAATAATAGTGTTTTTAGAACCTGTGGTTATAACTCCACCAGCACCATTACTTACGCCTGGAGTACCAATAAACGTATTTTGAATTCCTGTTGTAAGAGCATAACCAGCAGCAAAACCAACGCAAGTGTTGTATCCGTTGCTACTTGAAGCATTAGATGTATAACCAGCATTTTGACCAAGAAATACGTTTCCAGTACCAGTACTATTTGTATATCCTGCTTGATACCCTATTGCTGTATTGTTTGCTCCTGAAGTATTTGCTTGTAAAGCACTTGTGCCAAAAACAGTATTTGTAGATACAGAGCCAGAACCTAAACCTACTGTTAGTCCGTGTACGTTTGCATCTCCGTTGGTGCTAACAATGCTAATGTTAGAGACAGTCAAGTTACCAACTGTAGTCGTTGTATTACCAAGACCTACAGACGCATTACCAAGCGTTGCATTTGTAGCAAAGTTAACATCTAACTGCGACAAAGGAATAGATGTTGTTGCGTTGCCAAAAGTATAGGGTACACCAGACATATTAGAACCTCACTCTTAATTCGTGTTCAAACTCAAACGTATTTACTACAAAACCCGCATTATTGGAAGTCATGGTGAGTCCCAAATACTTACCGTACTGCGAGGCATCCGATTTATACAAGTAATACCCTGTGGATAACAACCACTGAATAACAGCACTACTGTTATTTACCCATGATATTACCTGAGAATTGTTATTTAGCCAAGAAACTCCAGTGTCAGACAATGTGTACGCTGGACTAGCTCCTTGCTCAGAATCCACCGTAACCTGAAAGACTCCTCCCGTTGTTAACGTGGCTTCTACCGCAAATTTTAACGCTTGCTTGGTCCTGATAGGGTCGCCCATATCCTGCAAAGCCGTCTGAATATAACTTGCAATATTAGTTGTTGAGTTGTTGTAAAACTGATATAGCGCATTAGACGTATTTGTACCGTAAAGGTTTACTTTTCCGCCTATAGGCGCAGAAGTAACATACGGAATCTGTCCTTGATACGTAATAAACCATTTTTTCTCAAAAAACACGGCCTGAATGTACCTAGACCCACCGAATCCAAAAGGACACCCGCTAGTAACGTAAAAGTTAAACACGGCACACAAAATATTATTGAGCAGTGCTTGTCCAGCCGTTACTGGCTTTGTAAAGTCTATATAAGGGAAAATACCGTCTAGTGGGTCGCTAATCTTGGTAGTCGTAGAGCCTACAAGGGCGTACACACCATAGTCGTTCAGGAACAATACAGACCTGAAGTACGGGAATATGGCGTAAATACGTTTAGAACCAATAGACGCAGAGACGTTGGTATTGGTAAATACGGTACTTCCTGTAGAAGTGACCTGTAAGTTACTGAATACGTTGATACTATCGTCACCAAAGATGTACAAGAAATTATTGGCGGACAATAAAGCCTGGATATTTCCGTGCAGGGTCGAATCTGTCAGATTAAACGCTACGGCAGACACAGAGCTAAAGTCTGTTGGGCTAACCGCACTAGACGCATAGACTGTACGCCCTGCTGCCACCCAAACACGTCCTGAGAATGTAGCTACATCCACAATTCCGTTGGTGTTAACAATAGCAGTAGCGGTTGCATTTGCCGTTACGTTGGCTGTATATCCATTTGCAAAGCTCACAGTGGGCGCTGAAGTGTATCCAGAGCCAGGATTATTCATAATAACCTGGGTTACAGCGTTACCAGAGACGATTGCAGTACCGTTAGCTCCTGACCCGCCACCACCGCTAAATGTGACGTAAAAAGAGCCGTTAGCACCGTATCCAAAGCCCCCAGAATTGATTAAAACAGAGACTGTACCCGTTGCAAAGGTTGTTAATTGGCAGATAGCAGTGGCATTTGTGGATGCTCCACCGCCCTTAATTGTGATAGATGGGGGTGACGTGTACCCAGAACCCGCATTTGTGAGTGATATATAACTGACTGTGTTAGCTGTACTAACTGTAGCCACGGCAGTAGCCTGTACACCGCCTGTCTGATTAGGTGCGCCAATTACAACGTCAGGAACACCCGTGTATCCAGCTCCAGGGTTGGTAATTGCAATAACACCTATAGAACCTATGGCGACTAAGTTACCGCCATCCCACTCATAAAGACCTTTTACAGGGTCTCCAATGTACAAATTGGTGTTTTGATACTGTGTAGCTGCTACACCAGAAGCAGAAAACGTACCAGCAGCAGCAATGTTGCCTCTAGTCAAGCTAGTCAAGTCAAAATACTGCATTGACCCGTCAGCTTGAGACGCAACTAAATAATCATCTGTAATATTTGCACTTGTCAAATAAGTGACAGTGTTGGAAAAGACTACAGCGTTACCTGACGAATTACTGACAGTTGTAGATTGAGGCGTAATACGCAAATTACCCGAACCAACGGGCATAACGTTCTCTAGCCAGTAAAACTCATCTTTCTCGATTGCCGTGCGGTTGGCTTTGGTGTCAATTCCCTTGAATTGTTTAATAACCGCATAGCTTTTCTTTTGCTCTGCTGCTGCCATTCCTAACCTCCACTACTATAGGGGTTCGGAATCCTTCTTGTATAGGTACTGTTGAGTACGTTCAAGACGTGTTTGTTGTATTCTTGCTTAAATATTTCGGCTTCACCGTAAGATTGCTCGTAAAACTTAGCTTTGTAGGCTGCGTAATACTGTGCACAGGTTGACCACGGGTCTAATATCTGGTCTACGGCTGTTGGCGTACTCAGAGACAGAGCTGTCGGCAAAATGACAGTATCTAACTCAATGTAGTAAGACTGGTCAGGTATAGGAGCAATATAAATCTGTTGCTGACCGTATACGGAGAAACAAATAGGTCTACCTATGTAATTTTGCCAATAGCGTAACTGAGCAGTGAAGTCAGACCAAGGAAGGTAACGCATAGGTATACGACTGTTACCCCAGTAAAGATTAATACCAAGAATGTCAATCGTATTAATTGCATTAGGCAACGCCTGGAAGGGAATAATCTCAGCGTTTTGCACAAAGAGCAAAGTTGCTGTACCGTCTGCAAAAGCAGTAGATGGGGGAAAAACGTTAGAGCCAGTAGGGTACGGAGGTGCTGATGACCCAGAAGTTCCCGAAGTCTGGTACTGGTAAATGTAGACGTTGCTAAAAACATATTGCCCCGCAGTCACAGCAGTGTTTGCCACCCACGGAGTTGCGGGTGTTTGATTTGTGTTTGTGCTGTTGTACGGGTTAGAGGATGTAATAGGCGTGGACGTAGTTTGTACCGTCCGCAAGCATCCTGTGTCTCTAACTAATCTTTCTCTAGCCTCGTTAATGTAATTTGTTAACTGAGACTGCGACCAAAAGTTATTGTTGGAGTCATGCAACAGATTTTCAACTTGATAAAGGTAATCATTGAGCGTTGGCATGAAGCATCCATAGTTAAGCTACCCGTCTTTCAGAGGATTTCCCCCCAACGGATTTTTCAACCCGAAGGGGTACAACTCCTACAGCCGAGGGTAACGAGCTGTTTTTTCCTGGCTTCACAGTTGTTATTTCAAACTGGTCTAGCTTTTTTAAACTTTCCTCAAGTTCCGCATGAGTGTGAATCCACCCGTGCCGAACCAAAATGTGTTCTCTATCGTCTAAGCCGTAACCAAAGAGTTGTACTGCTCCACCTAATGGAATCTCTACAGACTCATTACGCTTAAACTCGTAGACAACACCGTCATAACCTATGGTCAATTCGATGTTGCTACGATTCGTGACAAATACGGTTTCCATTAGAACTGGACAACATCACCGTAAACTTGGAAGTTAACTGTGTTTGAATTACCAGAAGCTGTTGTTACGTTAACGTACAAAGCTGAAGTAACCGAACCAGAAACTACTGTGTTTGACAGGTATGGTTGAGCAATGGTTAAGTCTTGGTATCTGCCTGTAGCGGTCATATTAGACAAAGCCACGTTAGCAACAACTGCGTTAGAAGCGTTGCCATCGTTACTTGTTGTAATAGTGACGTAAGCGGAAGAAACAGCACCAGTTGGGTTATTTACCGTAATTCTACGGACAATAACTGCACCAGAACCTGTAACGTTTCCGCTATTTGTCAAACCACCATTCAACAACGGTATCGTAGCTGTTACGTTACCTACCGTTGCGAGTGATACTACTTGAGCAGAACCAATGCGACCATTCCCAAATGAATCCAGGTAATACTGACTGACTGAATCGGGATTAGCCATTGTTTACTCCTTAAACGTTGTTATAAGTACCAGAAACGTTCTGACCACCTTCAACTGTCAACACAGTAATGTTGGCAACGTTGGTAGTAGCGTTTGCAAATACGTTAACACCGTCAGAAATAACCATACCGCCTGTGTTAATTGCGTACAAGTTAGAAACAGCTGTGATGTTTCCACTTGTTGCATTAACGGCAGTAGCCACGGTAATGAATACGTTAGCTGTACCAGGAATCAAATATGTTCCTGCTGGGATAACGTTACCAGCGGTTGTTGCTGAAATGTTAGCAAAAGTGAAGTACGCACCAGGCGTGTTCGCTGTTGCATTTGCAAGGATGATTTTGTTTAATGCTAATGACATTATTGTGCTCCTTACAGTGAGAGGTAGTTGTAGTTGTTAATCTTAGACATTGACTTGGGCTTGACAGACACCAACTCAGCAATCATAAGAACAGCACCTACGTAACCAATTTGCCAGTTCGGGAGTGTGGACTCAAATCCTGTGAACACAAATGAACCTTGCTCGTGGATATAGAGGCTGAGGTAGTTAGTGTTCAGGAAGTACACAGTACCTTCTGGGCAATATGGGTCTGGATA